ATGTCGTACCAGATGGCTAGTCTGGAGTACGCCGCAAAGATGTATAAGCTACGTGACCAGATCAACGAGCATGTGACCAAAACAAACCGTAGTGACGAAGCGCGTTTGCTGGCTACAGAACTCAACAGCCACATTCAAACTTTGGTGCGTCCAGAAGTAGCAGGTTGGTCTAAGGCTCTAACATCCGCAGCTTTTGGCTGGACTCTTGGCTTTAACGTATCGTCAGCCGCAGTTAACATGTCGCAGGTGCCGTTAGTTGTTATGCCGTACTTAGGTGGTAAGTATGGGTATGGGAAGACTAGCGCGGCTCTTGGCAACGCAACTAAGTTGTTCTTTGGTAGTGGCCTAAAACGTACGGCCACAATGACCGCCCCACTAAGTGGTAAGAGCACATATCAAAGCTCGGGCGCTTTCTCGCTAGATAACTACGATTTTGATGCTAAGGGCACGGCAAAAGAAGTTAAGCGATTAAAAGAACTATCTGCGTTGAGTGTGAAGTACGGGTTGCTCGACCGATCTATGACAAACGACTTGCTAGAAAGTGGCCCCAAATCGACCGTGCTTGACACCATTAACAAGTACTCTGGGTTTATCTTTCACCACGGCGAACGTATGAACCGCCAAGTTGCTTTAATAGCGGCGTACAACCTAGAGTTGGGTCGCATGGCTAAGGAAAAGAAAGTAGACATTGACGCGTTAACTTCGGCTAATCGTGAAGCGGCGGCAGAAGAAGCTGTGCGCCTAGCTGAACTACTTAACGGCGGTGCTTCCGCTGGTAGTGCCCCGCTTCTTGCAAAGAACTCTATTGGTAAAGTCATATTTATGTACAAACGCTATGGCGCGTCAATGTACTACATGATGTTTAAAACTGCTAAAGAAGCTATGAAGTCCGAAAGCCCAGAAGTTCGTAACGCGGCGATGCGCCAAATCCTCGGCATATACGTATCGGCTGGGGCAATGGCAGGTGTGCAGGGCTTACCTATGATGGGTATGGCAATGATGATTGCGAACATGTTCCGGGATGACGATGAAGACGACGCCGAAACCTCGGTGCGTAAGTTCTTTGGTGAGGGCATGTATAGCGGTGCGGCTAATTACCTGATGGGTGTTAACGTCGCTAGCCGAATCGGTTTGACTGACCTGCTGATAGCTGACACAGGTTATAAGAGTCAAGATGGCTTGCTCTTGTCCACCTTGGCGGTAACGGCTGGGCCGGTCTACGGTGTCGGTACCCGCATTGGTGATGGCGTAAAAATGATTTACGAAGGCGAGTTCCAGCGCGGTATTGAGAAAATCTTACCGGCGGGCTTCTCAAACGCCATGAAGAGTATCCGTTACGCAACTGAAGGCGCTAACACCATGCGGGGCGACCCCATTGTTGGTGAGATGTCCTATGCAAATGCGGCGGGACAGTTTTTTGGTTTCGCCCCTGCGGAATACACCCGTCAGCTAGAAATCAACGCCAACGTAAAGGGTATTGACCGTTCCGTATCAGAGAAACGTACCAAGTTACTGCGGGGATATTACATGGCTATGCGCATGGGGGATACCGTAGCAGGCAATACCATCATGGAAGAAATTCAAAAGTTTTCCCAGCGCCACCCCGGGGCTGCTATTACTTTGGATACCCTTTTACGGTCTATGCGACAGCATGCGGCTACCAGTGCAACGATGTACCACGGCATTACGCTAAGCAAAGGTATGATGCCCGCGCTCATGTCTAACATAGCCGAGTACAACGCCGACGACGTAGACGAGTAAAAAGAGCCCCCGGTTTAGTGCCGGGGGCTAATCAAGGAGAACGAAGTGACAGACAACTGTCGCTAGTGATGGTATCACAATTGTCTCCAAACGCGTACCCCCCATTTCCCTACCTCGATACCGGGGCGATAGTGCATAGTCCACCCCTTTACAGACGTTACTTCGTGCACTTGCCTAACAAGTTCTAGGGTGTTGACGCACGGTATAAAGACCGAAGCCCCTACACCAAACCTGTCCCACGGGATAACGATACGCACCCCGTCGGGTGCAAGGTCATCAAGTCGAAGTCTGTTTAGTGAAAATCGTGGCGTTTGTAGCCAACTGCTCTTCAGTTTCATCAGTCATAAACCCAGAACAATCTATCACCAAAGTATCGGTGGGTGGTAAGTTAACGTGCGTACCTTTGCCCAAACGTACCTTTGCTTTAATCGCCTTAGTACGCCCAGCTTTTAACTCTTCCACAATACCGCCGTAGTTCAACTGTTGCTTGCCACACCAAGACTTAAACGGTTTAGGTAGTAGGAACAGCTTCTTCACGTCGTACTCATAGCGGGCAACGAACTGCCCTCTTGGGGTGGCGTCCGGAAGGATTAAATGGTCAAGTCCAATCGGTTGCTTACGTGCGTCGTCTGTACTCTTTATGCGTAGCATATTGTTGTAGTTCTCAGACAAGTAGTCGGTAAGAGTTGCCTCAACGTCCACATCCATCTCACGCACTTCTGTGCGTTTTTCTTTCAGCACCTTTACGATGAACTTGACCAGTGCGGGGATATCAAAGTCATGTAGGCCAGCTCGCTTAGCAACAATAGCCCCGGCAATAGTGGTCGATGCTTGCGCGGAGTAGAACCGGTTTTCTGCGGTCAATCCGGCCGCCGCGTCCAGCTTTCGGCGGGTCTCTTCCAATAGCAACTTGACGGCTTCCATGTTGTTGAGCACGTACTGAATAAAGATAGTCCCAGCAAAGCCGTAGTTATCTTTTATAGCGGCGCTGAACACGTCGGTCTCATCTTTTGTCGCGAACTGCACGGGTGTTGCACGGTACTCAAGAATCCGCTGTGCCTCTGCTTGTGGCATAGACTTGTATAAAGAGATCTTCTCGATCAGGCTGGCGTTACCCGTAGAGCCAAACGACATCTTCCACGGCTCGCCCCGCACCCGCTCGACGTTACCTTGAGGCCCCATGCGGTTACGTTGTTGACCACTAGGAAGTTGATACGCCCAGTCCGACAGGTCGCTCGGCTTGGTGTTGGTCATCTCATCCATGTACCCTACGATGTTCTTGTACACCTCGGCGCGGTTCATCTTTGAGTTAAACGTGTCGCGCTCTTGCATTACCAGCAGGTCGGGGACGCCCCACACCGATGCACCGGCGTACATAGCGGTCGTCTTACCTAGACCAGAGCCCGGGCTGTAGACGTGAAACACACATGCGTTGATTGGCTGAAACTGCATCAGCGCCGAGCCAAACGTCAGACACGCCATGTACTGGTGCAACTCCATACCGGGGCGGTTGTAAAAGTTAAAAGTATTTCTCCAACCCTCGTACGTACCTCTAGTCTCAAAGATCGGAAACAACAGTCTAGTTGACGCCGACGGCGCATTGATGTCGATCCGGCCTTTAAATATTTCCTTGTTACCCATCACGAACGATTCGTTGCCGGGGGTCCAGCCAAACTGCCTACGAGATTCCGTGGCCTCTGCTGTGAACTGTAAATTGTTAACCCACTTCATAAGATACTCCTGTATTGCGCCTACATTTAAAACTGCTACCCCGTTCTGGGCTACATACTTACGGCACTCGTCTTTAGTCCCTATAGCCGCCAACGGTATCGTAAATTCCCGAACACCATCGCGGGGTAAATGCAACCGTAGCACCAAAGACTCTCCAAACTCGGGGTCATGCAACCTACGCACGACATACAAGTCATTGGCATAGATCAGTAGGTCTTTGGGTTCGTCGTCGTCACCCTTACCGCGCATAAACACGCCGCCGTTTTTCCCGCGAAAATATGGCTCCGGGTATTTCGGTATGACATATGTGTGCGGGTTTGGGTCACCTGTACCAATCGCCGGTTGGACTACGATATTGTCTTCTTCGCTGGCCTCAATAACCTCACGACCTAACGCAATCGGCGATTTGATCTTCCCCCAGTGTGAGCAGTCTTGGCATACGCCGGGGCGGTACTCATCAAACCTCGCGCACAGGTACGGACCTTGGATACGGTTGGCCTTCTCTTGCGTAGCGTAGGGGTCGTAGTCTGGGTGTTTAGAAGAAATCTTGTGGATGGCCTTATCAGCATCACTGCAAAACTTAGCAATAGATAGCCCAGCGCGCCATAGCGGTTCTGAGATATTCTCTTGGTTGGTCAGCACTTCGCCGATTTGAGCGCATCCCTTACCCGCGGCGGTTTTAATTACGATGGTCCGAAACCGGCTTTCGTAGTTACCAGCTAACGCATCCATAAACGGGTCAGGCCCACGTGGTGTGTACTTACTCGCGGGTAGTGGTAAGTCTGGCGCATGGCTATCGATAATAGCTTTGAACGCCTCAAACGATACGGGCTCACTGAGTGAGCCTACAAGTACCACAGGGTTAGGTGGAGTATCTTTGTAATTGTGCGTGCCGGGAACGCGTAGGATACGTGCGGCGTCAGAGGTTACGGCTGGGTCAGCGCGCATGCCCTTAACTCTGCACAACGCCTTAAAGTCTTCGGCTACTGGCACCCACATCTCACGTGAAACAGGTTTGACCAGCGGCCAGTAGGCGTGTATACCCCTGCCAGAATTAACCAGCGTCGGGCGGGGTAGTTTTGTTTGTTTGCAAAAAGTTCTCAGCGCCGCCAGTGCGTCAGTTTGAGAGTCGTATTCTTTTGTCGGCCCACAATCTAAATCCAGAAAGAACGCGCGTAGTTGTTGTACGTTAGGCGCTTCTCGGGACCCTGCCTCAGTAAACGTGCCCAATGCGTAGAACGCGTCGTAGCCTTCACTATCAAAATTGTGGGCGGCATCAATTACAGATTCAATGGAGTCATAGAACTTCTGCACTCTGCGCGAGTCGGTTGGGCGATTAGCCCATACACAGTAGTAACCATCATCTCCAAGGACTGCTTCTAAAAATGTTTTAGTGTCCATAGCCGCCGATGTTGTCGAAAAAAGCAGGGGTGGGTAGCTAGCCCACCCCCCATAAAGTAAAGGTTAGTCGTCCCACTCGTCCACAATATCGGACAGGTCAGACTTCTCCTCAACTGCGGCGGCAGTTTTCTTTACGACCTTCATAGGCTCAGGAACTTCTTCCTCGTCGGCGGGCGCAGGTTTAGGTACGGCCTTGGGCTTCTCGGCTTTTGGGGCTTCTACAAACAAGCTAGGTTTAGCGACTCCGGCGGGGATAACGCCATCCATCTGTGACACATTAAGCGTGACGGCCTTAATGGTATCGGCATGATCTTTCATCTCAATCATGTTGCGCAACTCAGCTTCTTCCAACGGACGGACAGCCTTGAACACCAGTTTTGGTGTGGGGCTAGATGTATCAAAGCGCATTTCGGTCACGATACTCATTGCATGTGTGTTGTGTGCCTTGAGGTATCGACCGTAGGCTTGTAAGCCCATCTTGCCCTTCTCAGCATCACCAAACACAGACGTAGCTGGCAGGGTCAACTGGTAAACAGCAGAGCCTTCTAAATCACCTTCTAACATAAGTGCCGTGCGTTGTTGGAATCGGCATGCACGACCTTCGCCAGACGAGGCGGAGCCACGGATATTTTGTTTGCAGTCCATGCAACGTGCCGCCTGTCGTTGGTCTTCTGGCACCTTGGGGTCAGGTGTTTGGGTATCGCTAGACCAGCACACAGGCTTAACCACTTCACCTTCGTTATACGCACCTGCAAAGAACATACGGCTAATGGGCGCGGCGTTAATAAGCACGACGTTCATAGCGCGCTCTTCGTTCACGCGTACTTCTTTGCCGCTTAGAATTTCACGGAATACACCACCTTTGATGCTGATGCGGCGATTTGTAGCACCGCCGGACGAACCGGCTAGTGTGTCAGTCAAGTTATCTTTTACGTCGCCCAACAAAGCAAGGGCGGCGGCGTTCTTAAAAAGGGACAGTTCAGACATAATTTTCTCCTTGGGTTAAATATCTTCTTCGGCGTCAAAATCAAGTTCAAGTTGGTTTGGGTCAACCGCATCAACTAACTCAACAGGTTCTTCTTTTGGTGCGGTGGATAGTGCGGCTACCACCTTGGAAACAGAAAAGCGGTAGGTGTTACCGATCTTCAGGTAGGCATGTTTTGGGATATGCCCCTGCCGCACCCATGCACGTATGGTTGATACGGATACTGAAAAATGTTTAGCCAATTCTTCGATTGGCACAAAAGGTTCGCTCATTACTTTCTCCTTACGGTTACGCTGTATTCGCTATCCACGTTTAGCCCCGGTGGTAGCAGGTCGGGGTTGGCTTCCAAGAACTCTTTAAGGTTGGTCTGGTGCAAGCGCTCATGCAGAAGCTGTGGTACGTTGTGTTCGACCACGAACTTCCCCATAGACTCCCAATCGTTTGTCCAGTAGTTCCGCTTTGTTGTGCGGAAGAACAAGCCTTCGGAAGTCTTAACGCTGTCCAGATTTTCACTCTTGCAGTAGGCTAGCAAAGCAGACTTGACTTTCGCCATCTTGTCTTTGAGCACCTTCTCTTCGGCATCGTACGCTTGCCGCTTTTCAGTCAGCGATGCGTTCATCTTCAAGTACGCTTTGACCAACTTATCTGTTGGCACTCTTGGCGCTGTTTCTTCAATCATTTCGTTCTCCAGTTGATGTTGGAATCTATATTATAGTGGTTAATTCTCCTTTATTCAAGTATTTCTTTGTAAAGGTCAACTATTTTTGAGTGTACGTCTATTTTGTTATCTAATAACTTGTAAACGTGTCTTTCAGCAGGTGACCCGGCTAGCTGAACTACTGTGGACGGGTGACGTTGCCCCGAGCGGTGCACCCGAGCGTTGGCTTGGGCATAGGTTTCTAGTGACGGTGTTGGCCCCCACCAAACCACGGTGTTTGCGGCGGTAAGCGTTACCCCATGCGCGGCGGCTTGTGGTTGTATAACCATTACGCGGGGGTCTTCTGTCTCTTGGAAGCGCTTAAATATGTCTGTACGCCGAGCCACTGGCACGTCACCGTTGATGACTTCGGTGGTTATCCCGTCGGCAATCAGCTTTGCCGTTAAGATACTAATCACATGCTTGAACGGCACAAAGATCAAGACCTTCTGGCTGGCCTCTTCGATAACTTCTTTCAGCACCTTGTAGCGGTTGCTGATGTCAAACTCTAACGTCTCGCCCGTGTCGGAATACACGGCCCCGCAACTGATTTGCAGTAGCTTGCTCATGTTAACGGCGGCGTTGATAGACGTGACTTCTTCACCGGCTGCTTGCACAACCATCTGTTTCTTTAACAAGTCGTAATACTTCTGCTGTTGCTTTGTAAGTTCGACTTGGCGGTTTACGTACGTCATTTCCGGTAGGTCTAAGCACTCGTCTTTGGTGTAGCGTAGCGCTGGTTGTAGGGCTTGAAAGACGGCCTGAGTTGCAGTCTCTTTGGGTATCCATCGGAAGTTTGTCAGCTTCACCATAACTTGGTCGCGGAACGCTGAGAAGAATCGTGGTATGGCTTGTGGGTTAACCAGTTTTGCCAGCCCGTACGCATCCAACGGGGACTGCGCCGCTGGTGTGCCGGTAAGCAGCCACAGCCATGTATCGGGTTTCAATAAAGAGTTCAAAATTTTCCAACGTTTAGTCTGAACGTTTTTATACGCGTTGGCTTCATCTACCACAATTAGGTCAAACCCTCCGTTGGCAATTTCATCTGATACCAGTTCCACGCCGTCAAAGTTGATAATGATAAATTCGGCGTTGCCTTTGATGATTGCGCGGCGCTTGTCCTTGGCACCGTATGCGATGTCAACAGACCGGTGCATGGCGAGCTTAAACAAGTCAGCGCGCCACGCCGAATCCATGATAGATAGGGGGCAGATCACCAGTACACGCTTGATTCGGCGTTGCTTGAGCAGGTAGTCA